GAAAACTCAATGGCAGTTATCGTAAGTGGCAAGCAGGTGGTCGAAGAATTATTTGGGCAAAAATGAATAACTACACTCATATAGGTGCATATGTTTTAGATAAACAAGAACAAGTAGATGAAATATATGCGGCTCAATATGATGAAAGTTATAAATAATATTACGAGGAAAAAACATATGTTAGAAATCGTACTAATGGCATACGCCATAACAATTATAGGTGGATTAATAATACAGTCCACAGGAATATCATCCATCTAATAATCAATACATTGTACAAAGGAGAAATCTAATGGAAAAATGGATCAAAAACATTGACGTTTGGAAAGACTACGGTTTGCTTTTACTAGCAATCGTTCTTTTTACAGGCGTTATGGCACCACTAACAATCATTAAGTGGGGTTTAATTGCTTGGGTCGCTTCCAACTTTTGGAAAAGATACAAGTCATAATAAAGGATTAATATGATTAAGAAAATAGTATATGTTGTTATAGTAATAGCAGCATTCACACTTGGTCATCACTACGGTGAAGATGCCGCTGGTTTAGTAAAAGATGTACCTTTACCAAAAGTTACAATTGAAATGCCAGAGAAGGCAGAACCTACTGTAGTTGAAACACAGTAAATAAAAAAAAGGCACCCTCACTTTTGTTTCAAAGGTACTTGGGTGCCTTTTTAAATTTTATACTCATCATGGAGTTCTATGTGTTGTCCCGTCTCTTAGTGCTAGACAGGTTACTCACTCTCACTTTTATTTCAAAGATACTTGAGGTTTTACCTATGCGTCTGTACAACGCCCTAAGAGATAAAAACCGTTAGGTCTAATATCTATCACATTTGAACACCATCTCCTTTCTGTTGTGTAACTATTTGGTCAAAGTAGCACCAATATTCATCTTCACTATCATTATCAAACGTTACGTCTTTATAACTAATAGAACCTAAGTAACCCATATCAGTATCGTATTCTTTTAATTGAATACCTAACTCACCTGCTGGGTCTGACTTTGTAAGTCCTATAGAAATTCCTGTTACAACGGCGTCTCTATTGAAACTACCTCTTTTAGATACCTCAATCTTATCACCTATTTTAACCAACATACTTTTCACCACCTTTAATTATTTTAATTGCAACGTTACCAGTTTTTTCAAACCATAACTCTTTGACTTGTTTTAAACTTTTAAATTTTGATTTTGGTATTGATATGTTTACAGTTCTCATCTTACCCCAATTTCTATCATAGTCTGGATAAACTGTAAAGTTAATGTGTTTGTACATAGTTCTCCTCGTTTTTGTTGTATGGCATTCTTTCTGTAATATTATCATGCTTCATAAGAATGCCAAAGACAGATATATCCTATCATATAAATACAAGGAAGTCAAGCGAAAAGTTGACTGATTTTAATAAGTGCGACAATCTGACACACAGGTGTTCTGGTATTGTTCGCTTTTTGTTCTAGTTGAAAGGAGAACATTATGAAATTATTAGACGTATTGATGTTTTGGAAGCAGAAACCCCTTATTCTTACTAAAGACATGGCAGTTAAAGCGAAAAAAAAATCAGTAAAAAAGAAAAAGAAAAAATCTAAAAAATAAAGGAGTAAATATGCATTGCGACAACTGTGGACATAATGCTCATTGTGGTGTGCCATTATACGAAGACGCTGAAGACGGTGTTACAGGCGAAAGTTACAAATACGAGATATGTAAACATTGTAGATGTAATGATTGTACTCCGTTAGATTATGGCAATTAAAAAGGAATAAATCATGGCAAAAATGAGAAACTTTACCTTTGATAATGGTAAAGAAACGAAAACAATTGAAGCATTAGGATATAGACGAGCTGTCAGGTCTTATCAATCAAGTGCAAATTTAAAAGAAGACGGCAATGTTGTCAACGTAGAATGGACTTCTAAAAAAGGAAACTTAGAAGGCATGAGACAAATACTACCACTAGGTAGAGAAAAGAAGTTGAGATAGTATGGCAAAGTTAGCAAAATCATTTGTACCACACATTACACCTAATAAAAAAACTTCACAAGGTAAAAGAAAAGGTGTATCATTCTCAACTATGAACAAAAGTAAAAAAAGAGACTTCAAGCCTTATCGAGGACAAGGAAGATAATGGCTGCCGTTTGCAGAAAAGATGATAGTCTATCTACAGGTCATATTTGTAGTTCAACAACTACATTAGCAACGCCTGGACAATCTAATGTTTTTGTAAACGGTCGTCTCATGGCAAGAAAGACTGATAGTACAGTACCACATCCTTTTCCGCCATCACCACCATGTGCCAATCATACTGCCGTTGTAAACGTTGGTAGTTCTACAGTATTCTGTAATGGTCAACCAGTTGCAAGAGTAGGTGATAGTGCTGACTTAGGTGAAATGACAAGTGGAAGTTCTAACGTAAACGCTGGGTAATCTATTATAAATAGTCGTATGACTATTGTTCAATCAGGATATAGAGACGCTCAACGTACAAATTCTAGTGGTAGAAGTGTTAGAGTATATAAAGATTTAGCATTATCATTTGAAAAGAACGATAATACTAAAGATGTAATAGTTAAGAAAGATATTGAAGCAGTAAAACAATCTGTAAGAAATCTTATACTTACTAATCACTACGAGAGACCTTTTCATCCAGAGATAGGTTCAAATGTTACAGCAATCTTATTTGAACCAATGAATCCTATCACAGCAAATAGTCTGACAAGAGTAATAGAAGAAACTATTGTCAACTTTGAACCAAGAGCAAGACTAGTGTCAGTTGACGCTAGACCTAATTTAGCTAGAAATGCTTACGAAGTAACAATAAGTTTTTATGTTAGAAACATACCAGGTGAGTTAGTACAACTAAACACACTACTAGAAAGAAGTAGATAATGGCAACGAATAAAAAACTAGAAGTAACTGATTTAGATTTTGATGATATCAAAACTAATCTTAAAAAATTTTTAAGACAACAAGACCAATTTGCTGATTATGACTTTGAAGGTTCTGCTATGTCTTCTTTATTAGATGTCTTAGCATACAATACACATTACAATGCTG